GCCGCCCACTCAACCATCTCGTCTCCGGCGCTGTCGACGTACCGCCGGATGACCACGAACGAGTACTCGTGCAGCCGCTTGGTGTGCATGTTGTAGGTCACATCGCGCAGCACATCGCCGGGCCGCGGGTCGTGCCGCGGGTCTCGTGCGGCGCTCATGCTCCACCCCCAGCCGGGTAGGCGATGGCCAGGAGCACCTGCCACGCGGGACGGCCGGACCGCTTGCCGATGTAGTCCGCAATCTGGACGGCTCGCGAGAGAGGACACCGGGTCTTGCCGCCCTCCATCTCCGCGAGCGTGCTGTGTCCGATTCCGAGCCGTCCGGCGAGTTCGCCGCGGCGGATGGGGGGTGAGCACGCCTCTCGCGCTGCCCGGATTGCGGCACCATGCGCCGCGGTGGTTGCTGTGTCGGTCATGTCTGACACCTCCTGCCACGGTTCTACTATCGGAGAATCCGACACGCAAGCCGAAATATCTCCATTGTTTCCGTTGACACCCGGTGTCTGCTCCGGTATTACCGACGGGCCGGACGGGAAACCGCCGGTCACAACGACAACGGAGAGCCCATGTCCGACAAGAAACCAATGACCCCCACCGAGACCGCTGCGGAGTTCTACGCGCTCGCAGTCTTCGTGGAACAGGTGAGCGCCGCACTTAGCACCATCCTTCAAGAACACGACCACACCACCCCGCACGAGAAGCGCAAAGTCTTGTCCGCTAGCGTCGACACCCTCGACGCCATGCGAGATCGCATCATCAAAGACGCGCATGAGGTGACCGCATGACCGCGACCGTACCCACCTGGCTCCCCTGCCCCGTCGACATCCACACGGGCCGGGACGCATGGCTCGCGGCCCGTCAGGAGCGCATTGCGTCCGGCGGCGTCGGCTCGACAACCGCCGCCGCCCTCCTCGGCCTCTCCCCCTGGCGCACCCCGTGGGATGTGTGGGCAGCCGTCCACGCGCCGCACTTGCTCGAGGAGCGCAAGCCGGCAGACCCGCGCCTGCTCGCCCGCGGCCTCGCCCTCGAAGGTCTCGCCGACCGTCTGTACCGCGAGGAGACCGGCGCACAAACCTGGGGCGTCGACCTGCACATGACAGTTACGTCTGGAGTGCTGTCCGTGTCTCCCGATGCGTTCTGCCGGACGCCCGAGGGTGTGGGCGTCTGCGAGTACAAGGTCATCCAGCCTTGGAAGCGCGGCGGCTACCCGTCGGCAGACCTGGAGATTCGCACGCTCGCGGACCTCGATGCGGCATCAAGCATGGGCCGGTGGCCTGTCGACCGTCAGTACGTAGTCCAATGCGTCGCCCACCTGCTCGCGTCCGGCCTCGACTACTGCGACCTCTACTGCCTCTTTGCTCAGGACGTCAAGGTCGGGCACATGGTCGCGGGCTGGGACACGCCTGTCGCAGTCGAGGACACTGCCCGTATGCGCATCTGGCGCGACGGCGACCTGTGCGACGCCGTAACCACTTCGCTGGCCGACGCACACCAGCGCATCATTGTCGAGGGCGCAGAACCCCTCGAGCACCGCCCGCCGCCGCCATGGGACAGCAAGCGCGACCCCCTCAAGGGCAAGCGGGACGCCGAGCCTGAAGAGGTCTCGATGCTCGCCGACTTGGCCGAGCTCACCCACCGCCACAAAGCCGACAAGGCCCAGATCGATACCCTCCGCGCTCGACTGCGCGACACCATCGCCGACAGCGGTAGCGCCGGCATCCGCGCCAAGAGCACCGCAGGCAAAATCACGGCGTCCGTGTCCGCACGGGGCCGCCTCACCATCCGGGGACTGTGACCATGACCAACCTGCAACGACGCAACAACGCACCGCCGACCCTCCGCCGCCGTGTCCAGCACATGGCCGGGTCCATGCTTACGGACCTCGTGGGTGAGGAGCGCGCCACCGAAGCCGCCGCCCGTGTCGGGATGGCCTTTGCCGCCGCCCACCGCGCCGCTCGCAACCCGCGGGACATCGAGCGGTGTAGTCCCGCGAGCATCGCCTCGGCAGTCGCCATGTCCGCGCTCACGGGCCTCATGCCGGGCGGTGCGATGCCGTCGGTGTGGCTCGTCCCTCGGTCCGGCGAGCTCCAGTGGATGATTAGCCACCGGGGCCTCACCCAGCTCTGCCGCCGCGCCGGCTACCAACTCTCCACCTGTGTCGTAGGCCACCACGACCACATCGTGGTAGAGTTCGGCGAGGTGACCGAACACCGCGCCGAAATCGGTTCGGAACCGCTCACCATTGACCACATCGCCGGGGTCATCGTGTCGTGTCGCCGTCTCGCCGACGGTGCAATCCTCGGTCGCTACTGGCTTCCCGGTGCCGATGTCCGCAAGCGTGAGAACCACGCGCGGGCGAGCGCCCGTGGTGCTGGTTCTGTGTGGAAGTCGTGGCCCCTGGAGATGGCGCAGAAAACGGCCATCAAATGGGCGTGTGCCCGTGGCCTCGTGCCCATCGAGTCGGTGGAGCTCGACAACGCACTTGCCGCCGACACCCGCGCGACTGTCGCCGACGAGCGGCCCGCGCCCATCGTCGTCCAGCGGGATGCCCCCGCCCTGCCGTCCGCAGCATTCGCACCGCCCGAGCCCGAACTCGAGGAGGTTGAGGCGGAAATCCTGCCCGACCCGGACAACGGCGACCCCTCCGACCCGATGGCCGTGTGATGCTCGGACTTCCCAGGAGCGCGATGCTGTTTCTTGGCGAGATCGTCGACTGGATCGATATCGGCAAGCCAGATGTCGTGCACCAGCTATGGCCCGAGCCGCAGCAGCGAATAGTCCGGCGGTACGCGACCCGGCTGCGCAGATACGGTCTCGTGACCTACGGGTCGCGAAACATGCCGTGCAGACTACACAGCGAAAACGGGATGAGGGAATATCGGCGCCGGGTCGCTGTGATTGCCCCGACCAAGCTTGGTGTGGCGCTGATTTCCGCTTGGCGCGAGCACTCGCCTGGAGGGAGAGAATGACCCGCCCCCGCCTCACCCCCTGGTATCAGTCCGGTGGACACTATCAGATGACCATCCGCTCGCCTTATGCGGAGCTTGAGATCTACCCCGACTCCGACTTCGACGGGTGGCGATGGCTGGTAGCTCGTATCGGGCCGACTGGCCGATTCCACGCGGTGGCCTCGGGTTTCGCGGAGACGTTGACGCGCGCCAAAAGCGCGGCCCTTGATGCCGCCGAATCCATCGACACCGGACTGATTTAGTGTTGACCACTTACGCCGGCCCGTGCACTAACCTTTCTACTGATGCGCAGTGGAACCAATAGAACCACGCGCGGGTCGGCACTTTCACCCGCCCGAGAGGGCACGCCAGAGGAGAGCACATGCTCGACATCATCGAAGCCATCATTACCGCCTGCGGCTCCTCTTTCATGCTGTTGTGCGTGTTGTTGTGGTTCACCGCGAAAACCCCGTGCCGGCGAGGCTACGGGGCAACGGGACTCGGTTTGGTGAGTCAGCGCATTCTGGGGCGAAAGCGGCAACTGACACCTTCGCCCCATCCCGCCGGCACTGAGACCGGACCCTTCCTGCTCGAATCTGAACTCACGCCCCGAGAGGGGCCGCGGTTTGGCTCGGACGGTGGGGCGGGGCACTTCCCACGGATGACACCCGACAAACCCGACTCCCCCACGTGAACCCGCGCGGGCTACACTACAGCCACCACCACCGTCCCCGGACTGCGGCGGTCCGTCTCCAGGCGCATACCAGCGTCCGGGGACAGGTCCGCCTCGGAGGACGGATGCCCGACCTTGATGCCGCGTACACAGTCGCCCTCCAGATGGTGCAGGACGAGGACTATGCGCAACGACAGGACCAGGCGACGGCCCAAGCCGTGCGCCGGGCTGCCACCGGACACGCGGCGGCCCTCACAGCGCTCGTGGCTCAGGAGGGGCGCGGAGAGTCACGGGCCACCATCTTAGACGGAGCGGTCGTGGTGGTGACGCTCATCCGGCCGCGATGACTACCCCGTCACCCACACCGACGACAGCGGAGCCCCATCCCACGCCGCGTACCGTGCACGGGTCTGCGCCGGCATCATGAGCACCCCGCCGGCAAGCGCTGCTGCCTTCGCGCGGGCATAGGCCGGCGCCGCTGGCGTGGCAGCGATGGCCGCTTCCATCTGAGCAACGCCCTGAACCGCTGCGGCCGTGATGCTGGCCCACTGTGCCGCTGTGATGCGCTCGCCGGGCAGGCAAGCATGGTGAGGGTACCCCGGCCCTCCGTTGCCCTCACAGCCCCAGGAGAGGCTGTAGCGCTTGCCGATGATGGGATGCGAGAAGAGCTCGGGACAACCCGCGTTACTTTGGCCGTTGACGCCCATCACGCGCTCCGAGGCAGTAGCGGCCCCCGCTCGCCCCGTGCATCGACACGAGCACAGCCGCGGCGGACATCCCGAGCCTCAGCGCGTAGCACCTCGGCGGCCCACCGGTGCCAGTCGTCGTCACCGTGGCGGGGCGAGTCGGTCTGCGAGCCTGTCAAGCCGGTCGGCGAGCTCGGTGCGGTCTGCGTTGCGCTGCGTTCGACATTCGGAAACATGCCCATCGAATTCTCCACGGAGCCCGCCGATACGCTCATCATGCCGGGCTCTCTCAGTCTGCGCGGCATCGGCTCGCCGCTCCAGCCGCGTAATAGCAGTTTCGGCTACCTGCACCCGCGCGTCAAGAGCCGCGATAGAGGCATCCTGAGCGCGCGTTGGGGCCTCGATTGGGGCCGGGTCGCGCCGCCCGATGCGGAGCATTCCGGCCTTGTCGAGCCCGTAGACCACTGCGACCACGATTGAGACCGGGCCGGTGTAGTCGCCGATTGTGCCGGGCGCGACGGCCTCAGCGGCACCGGTAGCTACGGTGGCTACGGTGGCCGCGTCCTGCGCGTGAGCAACGGCCTCGAGCAGCCACGGCCACATCAGGTCTTGTCGCCCACGGACTGCACACCGGCCACGAAGTCGTCCCGCACCGCGTCGAGGGCGTCCACGAGGAGATCGATGCCGACATCGGAGAGGCGTTCGGCGAGCGGGCTCTTGGGCTCAATCATGCGGTCGAGCGCGCGCCTGAGCTGCGCTTTGCGGCCTTCGGCGAGTGCGACGCCTGCGTCAAATGCGGGGATTCCAGGTCCAGACATGTGACCTCCTATCGGTTGATCTGCCAGTGCGGGCCGTCCTTGAAGTTGCGCCAGTCGCCGCCCCATTCGAGCTCGCCGTGCACCTTGCCCTCGGCCTTGAGCCGTGCCCACGTCGCTTTGATGTGGTCGGCAAGCGGGTGGTAGTGCTCCCAATCCCACGACACCGAACCACCCACGTAGGGCGCCGCATCCACAGCCATGGACGGGAACGAGTTGTGGCGGCTCTTTGGCCACGCGAGTTGCGACTTGCCCGTGGCCCTCATCTCGTTCTGGCGAGCCTCGCCCCGGTGCCCCTCAAGAATGCTGATGTCCGAGGGGCAAGCCGGGTCAGCAAGCGCCTGGGTGAACAACAGAATCAGGTCAAAGTCGCACGAGTTCAAACGCTCGAGCGACCGGCGGCCGTATCGGTATCTGGGCACAGACTGCCTCCGAGGGTGTGGGGTGCGGGTGCCCAGCCGTCTGCGACGCCGGGCGTAGCGGTGGGGCTCGGTCACGGGTCCACCTCGACCGCCATTGCCAGCGACAACAACGCGTCATCAAACCTCAGTGTGCGCATATGCTCGGCGGTGACGGGGGTGGATGAGCCCAGCGCCACCCGCCCGCGGATGTCTGCGAGCACGGCGTCTGCCGCCTGGGCTGGCACCGGTAGTCCTGCGATGACGAGCTGATATTCTCCGTCATCCACGCGCTGCATGATGGGGCGATCCAGCGGGATGTCGACCTGTAGCCGCCGAACCGTGTGTCCGGTCGGGCCGTCGGTGGTCGTCGATACGTCACGGATGCGCATGGTGCCTCCTATTCGTAGCGCTGGACTGCCAGCCGGGTAACCGTCAAGCTCGTCCCAAACGCGACAGTGAGCACGCAATAGCAGTTCAGGTATTGCGGCGTCGAATCGAGCTGGCCTACCGCGTCCGCGCCGACTGTGTAGGTGGACGCCCCGCCCGGCGCAGGAGTCGGTAGCGTCGTCCCTGCCGTGTCCATGACCTCGACGATAGCCCCGCCGATGACGATAGCCGTGATGACACGGGCAGTCCGCGCCGTCTGTCCCGTCGCGATGTCTGCGGAGTTATTGGTGTTGTTCCGGGTTCGCCATCGTTCCGTGGTGGGACCGCTGCCGTCCGCAGTGGTGTAGAAAACACGCGAGTCACCGCTATTGTGGGTGGTGTTCGTCGACAGCCCGCTTATGATGCTGTCTGACACGGACGGCATGGCGACTGAATCGCACACGATGTGGACTGCGTGTACGTACTGCGACACGGCCGCCCGGCCCCACTGCGCAAGCTGCGCCACGAAGTCTAGCGCAGCGGTCAGCGTCCCAGGCCCGTTGGCCGAAAACACCAAGCCCGTGCCGTTTGTCGGCGTCACTGACCCAGTGCCGCCAGAAAACCGTGTGACCGTAAGGTCGATGGTGTCGGTTCCGATGGTCAACGTATTGGTGCCGCTCGTGTAGGGTCCGGCGCTGGTGACCGAGCTGAGATCCAAGTCCAGTAGGGTAGACCACGATCCGCCACCGCCACCGCCACCGCCGCCGCTACCCGCCGTGTACTCGGTGAAGCCCACATGCGACGTCAAGCCGGCGAGCGTCGCGACGGTCAGCACGTTGCACGCCTCGCCTACCGTGGTGCCAGCCGGAGCCGTCCACGACGGCGTGGTGGTGTCGGCGCCCGTGACTGCGACCGATGCCCCGGTGCTCGCCTGCTCCACAGTCGTCAGGAGCGTGGCCCCCGACTGCGCCGTGATAGACAACGACCTCGACCCGGCTGTGACCGTGTAGGCTTCGCCGTCGACACGGCCAGCCACCGACAAGGTGGGCTGCGTGGCGGTTGCCCCCGCGGGCTGTGCCGGGTAGGTCGGCGCGGAAGGGTACGCCATCACTGCCCCTCGATTGTCGGAAGCACGTAGACGTCGACCGTGCCCGCGTTATCGCTGCCCGAGTCGGGGACCAGTCGGACATACAGGGACCGCGCCGATGCGAGGGCGACGAGCCCCCCGATACGGCTCGTGTTGGTTTGGTCTGCCGCCGCGGTGGAGTCGGCCTGGTAGAGCATGGCCGACCCCGCGGGGACCGCAGACAGACCCTCGGCGGCCTCGTGAATGTCCGGGCGGTAGTTGCTCGCACTTCCCGTCAATCCGTAGCCGTGAACCTGCGCGATGACGCACGCATCCGGTAGGTGAGTCCCCCGGATGAGCTCGACAACCGCCGCACCGTCGGCCGACGCAAACGTGCACCGGAGGCGGTGGAGCTGCCGCCCTGCGGCGTCGACGTGAACGGATTTGCTGACAGGCATGGGGCCTCCGGGCGCGGTGCGCGCCTAGTATAGCCCCTCGCCGGGCTGAATGTAGAGTGTGAGTGTGACGACACCCGCAGACCAGTCCACCGACACCTCCGCGACCATCGCAACGGTCGGGCCGCCGTCCAGGTCGTCCTGCGTCCAGACCCCCCGGTGTTTTAGTAGCACCCAATCACCGGGGCATAGCTGCGCGGCGTCGAGCCGACACGAGACGTCCACCGACACCGGGATACGCTCACGGTAGGCGCCGAGCCGTTGATTCAGCCGTGCGGCGATGTTCGCCTGATTCTGGTACAGCTCGTCCCCGTAGTCGGTGAGGTAGGACCCGTGCGCGGGCCGCGTGTCGGGGAGAGTGAGCGCAGATTCTACCGTCGTGGGCGAGACGGTCCCGTACCGGGTTGCTGTCCGCGCGTACTCGGCCGAGCTGCCGCTGTCGTACAGCGACCGAACGGGCTCACCCCGCAGGATGCGGCTCCGGTCGAGCGTCATCACGAGCGGCGGACGTGACCCGCCGTAGTCGACCGCCCCTCGGCCGGTGACCTGCCCTTGCCGCATGGTTAGCCACATCCCGTAGGCGGACAGGCGCCCCTCGAGCCACGATAGACCGTCCTGCGGTGTCGTCGAGACGATGCGCACCGAATGCGTACCCGACCTCGGGTCAGTGAGGCCAGCCCACAGATTGATTCCCACCGTGTCGATGTAGGCGGCCGGCAAGCCGAATCCCCACGCCGCCGGGTACACGTCGTCTGCACCGTTCGTGCCGTTGCCGGTGCTCGCGAGAATGCGCCGCGCGACCCGGAGCGGGTGCCCGGCCATCCACGCGACCTCCTGCACCGTCGACCCGACGGCCGCGACGGAAGATGGCGCACCCCATCCGTGCGCGTCCGACACGCCCGACACCACCGCACCAGACTGCGACGAAAAGGTCAGGAGGAAGGGGTCTGTACCCGACGTAGGAGTCACGAGCACCGCGCCGTCTGCGCCGGTTGGCTTCCCAAAATTCGTGGCCGCGTTGCATCCCAATGCGGTATCCCCGGGGGTGTAAGGAAGCGCCAAGGTCCGGGTATTGATGCTGTCTGGGTCGCAGTGGTAGAACAGCGCGCCCGAGTCGAGTCCAGCAAACCACCCGGTCTGCGTCCCGAGGCTTGCGAGGATGTCCCAGGCCGACACGATGGTGCGAGGTCCGACTCCCTCAAGGTCGCGGAGCTGCCCCACGAACAGACGGTCTGCCGTCGCCATGCCCGCCACACGGCCGCCGATTTGAACGAGCGACCCGCGGGGCATGTTCTGCGCCACCCAATGTCCCGCGGCGATAGAGCCGAGCCCTACCCGTGCGGTGCCGCGATTGGTCGTCCAGCGGGGCACAGAAACCGACTGCGAAGACATCGCGATGGCGGCATCCGTCGAGATTCCCCCCACCCCGGTGCGCGGGTCCGACGTAGCCGCGCCCGCAGACGTGCCCGGTCCCCACGAGTCGGGAATCTTCGCGAGCGACAGACGTAGCCGGGCCGCAGGGGCCGCAAGCGCGGACAGTAGAGCGGTAGACCACGGCATCAGAAGCGCCCGGCGAGGATGCCGCTGTAGGTGCGCGGCTGTCCGGTCGGACCGGTGAGCGCTTCGCCGGCGGTGCCCGTGTCCCACGCCTCCTGCATGTCTTCGCGGAGCTCCAGCCGCAAATCGTAGGTACGGCCGCGCGTCGATGACGTGATGATGGGCGTATCCAATTGGTCGTCTGGTAGCTTGAGGTGCGGGTAGAATGTCCGCCGACGCACGAGGATAGGGCCAGGATGGTCGTAGCGCGTGTTTCGCGTAAGCACGAGTGCGAACGTAGACCCGATGGGCGTCACCGCTGACAGCGTGTGGACCTCTCGGGCGCCGTCCGGGGAGGGCGACTGTAGCACCACCTCGTCACCCGCGGACAGCACCGCGGACGGGTCCCAGGGGCCGTAGGTGTTCGCGGGGATGCCGAGAGTCCCGGCACCGCGCCCGATGCCGGCGACCGTGTAGGACCCGAAGGTCGCCCCCGCACCCACCGCAATACCGACCGAATACCCGGCGATGAGGTGCGATTGCAGCGACCGGAGGCCCCGGATGGTCTCAGCTTCGGTGGCGTCGTCCGGCCGGAGATTCTGCCGCGTGATGACCACCCGCCGCCAGTCGCCGTAAAGCTGCCGGTACATCCCGCCGCCGATGGTCTCCGACGTGGCCGCCTCGACCTCGGGGTCATCGTCCTCGAGCGAGGTGATGAACGGAAGCGTGATGGTCTCCACGTTGCCCGTGCCCATCGGGTACCAATAGATGGTCGTGACGCTCATGTTGCCCCGATGGTGGTAGAGGATGCGCGTCCGAGTGTACCGTATTGAGCGTCGTACTGCCGCGCGAGGGTGTCGTAGGGGTTCTGGCGGACGGCTATTTTCTGCCGACGGGGTCGGATGGAGACCTGCGCGAGTCGGTCCGACTCTCTAGCCGTCGCGGCCTGTCCGTCGGTGGCGGTGCGCGCGGCGTCGCTACTCCGGGAAGACCGACCGCTGGCGATTGCGCCAACGACAGCGCCGATTGCGCCACCGCCCGCGGCGCCGAGCTTGATCCCTGCGCCGGTAGCAACCCCGCCCGTAAGCAGGCCCAGCGTAACCCCGCCGACCACGCCGCCGATCACCGCGCCGATGGAGCCGCCCCGGATTGCCCCTTTCCCGGCCTCTGATTCGACCCCGATGGCCTTGGCTACCGCGTCCCCGATTGCGCCGGGGAGCTCCACGAGGAGCGCGTAAAAAATCTGCGGGCTGGCCTCGATGAGCGCGGGGATGAGGTCACGGATGAGAGCCACGGCGAAATCAGGCAGCACATCCCCGATGAGCTCGGGCAACGCCTCCAGCGCGGCGACAAGCGAATCCTTCACGCCGTTGAGGGTGTCCGAAATCCCCTCCGCACCCTGCTCGCCGATGAACTGAAGACCAGACACCACAGCGCCCGCGACACCGAGCGAAGACGCCGCCGCCGACAGCCCCGCAGACCCGACCGCGCGCCCAGCCTGCCCGAGAGCGCCGCCGATGTTTCCTTGTAGGACAGACGTTCCCACCCCGATGCCTGTGCTCACCCCACCCAGGGTTCTTGCACGGCTTTCGGCCGCCGCCGCGGCTGTCTTTTCGACCTGCTCGGCGAGGTTCTCCGCACCCTCCGCGAGCACATCAGACAGCCGCCGTCGGTCCTCGGTGAACCCAGACGCGAACACGCGCGAGGCCGCTACAGCCGCCTCGGTGGCGACGGCCTCGGGGTCGGTGAACCCAGACGCGAACACGCGCGAGGCCGATTCCTGCCCGCCGCCGTCGCCGCCGCCGCCGTCGCCGAGGTCTGGAGCGCGCTGCGCAGCACCGGTCGCCGCCCGGAGCTCACGGAGCCGTTCAGCCCGTTCCTGCCCGGCCTCAAGGCCAGCCTGTGCGCCTATGAGGGTGTCGGCTGCTAAGCCAGGGAGCGCGCCAGTGAGCCCACCCGTAGCGGTGAGGGCTGCGGACGGGGCCTGTGCAAGCGCCTTTCCGGCTGCGACCGCCGCGTCTGCCGCCGCCGATGCCGCCGCCGCGTAGTTGCCCTTTGCGGCCTCGTCCAGCGCCCGATTGATGCCCGCGAGCACATCGAGCAACGACTGAAACGGCGCGATGATGTCGTCTGCGATGTTGCTAATGCCCGTAGTGAACCCAGACAGCGCGCCCTTGATGACCTCGACGGAGATGACGACCGCCTCGGATAGGTCGAACACGAGGTTTGCGCCGCCGCCGAACGCGTCAACCAACTGCCCCTTTACGCCATCGAGGACCACCCCGAGCTCGGCAACCGCGCGTTGCCACTCTCCGGCCGATTGCGCGGCCCGAGGGCCGACACCGACGCCGAATTCATCGGCGAGCGCGACGAACGAATCCAACTCCGAGCCCGAAAGCGCCTGAAGCAAGCGCCCGCCAGCGCGCCCGAGCGTTTCGACCGCAAGCGCCGACCGTTGCGCCGACGGTTCCATCGCATTCAGCGCGGCGAGGGTCTCGCGGAGGACTGCATCCCCGTCCCGAATGTCTCCGTTTGCGTCGGTGACGGACACGCCGAGCTCGGCGAATGCCTCCGCGGTCGCGTTGCCGCCCCGTGCCGCGTCGGACACCCGCCGGCCAAACTGGTCGAGGCCCGAGGTGAGGGCCGCTAACTGTAGCCCCGCGCCCTCCGCGGCGAGTCGTAGCCCCTGGAGCGTGTCCGTGGCGATGCCCGAGCGGGTAGACGCGTCCGCGATGTCGTTGCGGAGGTCGGCTACCTCCTGCGCAGCCGCACGAAACGACACCACAGCGGCCGTAGTTGCCCCGGCAAGGCCCGCGGCGCCGATGGCGGTAGTCAGGCCCCCCACCGACGACAGGAGCCGCCCAGCGCCCGTCACGGCCCCGGAAAGGCCACGCGAGAGGCCGGACTGCGCACGCGCAGCAGAAGTCGACTCCTTGCCCATCCGGTCGAGCTGCTTGGAGGTCTGGACCGCCTCGTCGCCGAGGTCGTCTACGGCGCGCGTGGTCTTCTCGGTCTGGTCCTCGAGTCGCTTTGACCCGGTGACTGCGGACGCGGTGCCCTGCTTTGTCTGGTCCTTGAGCCGGAGGACGTATTCTACGATTCCGTCTGCCATCTCAGCTCCCCGGTGCGGGCATCACCCACATGACGTGTTGGCCGTTGCGCTGTAGCCATTGCCGCTGCGAATCGACACCCGCCGCCGTGCAGACCCGGCACATCAGGAGGTCAAGCCACATCGACAGGACCGGCCCATCACCCGGCCGCCGCAGCCACGTCGCCGGACTCCGACCGTACCGCCTCGCCATCTCGTCCAGCATGTGCGCCGTCCTCGGGTCCGCGGCGAAATCGGGCCGCACGCGTAGCCGCCTCGATGTAGTCCTTGAGCGCTGCCCCGGCGACCTGCCCCACCTCAAGCGAGGGAAGCCGGCCAATCCAGAAGCGGCCCGCGCTGGGGTCCTCGGCGCCCTCGTCCAGCACGAAGCGGAACGGCTGCGACTCGCCCCCCGGCGCGCGGACATGACGGACCGTCAGACACGCGATGACCTGGAGGTGTTGCAGGTCTGCGGCGGTCGGCTCACGCGCGGGCTTGTCGCCCTCGACCCCGGCCACGAGCCCGAAGAGGGTGGACGCGTGGTTGTCAAAGTCGCCGGGGGACAGCGGGATGCACCCGAAGTCGAGACGACGCCCGAGCCCCGCGGTCTCCACCCACGTCGGTGCAGCAAGTGCGGCAAGGTCGAGCATCACGAAGCCTCAGCGGTCGCGTCGTCGTTGACGAGTGTGAAGCGCAACACGGGGCCGGTCCCGTCGTCCCGCGGCTCAAAGATGGCCGACTCTTCGACCAACCCGACGGACTGTGCGTCAAGCGCGACCCCCTCGGGAATGAGCGAGTTGAAGAGAACGATCCGGAACGAATCGGTCCCGCTGGTGAACGTGATTGCGCCGTCGCTCTCGGTGCCCGCGGTCTGCGCGTCTGCCCAGTCGTCGGAGGTCTTGTAGCGGGTCGCAGTCAGGCGAGCGTTGCGGATGCCCGTCACCGCGGCGCCGTTGATGCTGCTCGACCCGAAGCCGCGCAGACCTTCCACGGCGTTTTCGAGCTCCAGCGACAGCGACCGGAGCGTGTAGTTCGCCGAGTTCCATCCCCAGGTGCCGCCCTGGTGGTACACGATGGGGTCGTCGTGGACTGCAAGCGAGTGCGTCGGGGCGCTGCCCGGTGTCGAGCTCATCGCTACGAAGTTGAGCGACAGCCGCAGAAGCCCCGGCGTCTCGGCCGAGATGGTCGCGGAGGTGACCCGTGCCCCGGCGATGACGTCGCCCTTCTGGAGCGCGCCGGACGAGGACAGGGTGTCCCGCGCCGTGCGGAACGTGACCGCGGGAGGCTCCGCACCGGGATCGAGGACGTGCGTGTAAGGGCCGGCGCCCGAGTCCACCCACGTCCCGCCGATGCAAGCGCGGAGGAACGACGCAAACGCGCCTCCCTTGTAGTAGGAGATAATCTCCATGCTGCCGGACACGTCGACCTGCTCGAGGTACCGCGCCTGTAGGTAGCCGGTGCCGCCCAGAGACAGGTCGTCGATGCGCACGCGGTTCGACACGGCGGTGAGAGACAGCGAGGCGAGACGCGCCCACAGCGCAGCCGCTACAGCGGTGCCCTCGGTGCTCTCGAACCCGATGCCGACGGCGGCATTCCGCCCAAGTAGGACACTGGCCATTACGACTCCTCAGCGGTGTTAGCGGTTCGTACCGCCGCGAAAATGAGTTCTCGACCCGTGGACGTGATGACCTCCACCTCGTCCACGTAGTCGGTGTTGTCAGCAGACCCGGTCACCCACATGAAGACAAGTGTGCGCCCGTCCCACTGCGTCACCCGCGTGTTGGCCTTGACATTGCCGCCCGCGTATGCGCCGCCCACGGTGCGGGTCTCGACCTCGACAACTGCGACCTCTTCGTAGTCAAGCCGGCCATTGAACGGCGCCGACTGGCGCATCAGATGGCGGGTGATGTCGAAGGCGAGATACCTATCTTCGTTCGGCGACAGGCTGTAGGACGCGCGGGGCACATCCTGCCCGACCGGGAGCGGCTGCGCGTCGACGATGACCTGACCCGGTGCCGGGCGACTCGGAAGGACCGTACCGGTCTTCGGGGTGCTCGCGGTGAACGACCCGGACGAATCTGTCGGGCTGTCCTCGCCCCAGTACAGGTACAGCACGCACGTTCCGTCGGTGCTGTCCGGCACCCACCCGTCGACCTCGATGACCGCTTGCCGGTTCGCGTAGTTCCACGTCTGCCGCTGCCATGTCAGCTCGGTGTAGCCGTCCGAGTCGCAGACCTTGATGCTGTGGCCGCTGGCGTCGACGTTGCCCCAGAACGCCCCGAAGTCACCGGGGATGGCGATAGAAACATCAATCGGCGAAGTCCCGCCGTTGTTGTCGACGGTGACCGGTGCGCGCCATTGGCTGTCAGACGAGAACCAGGACATGACTACAACCTCGCCCAGAAGAGCTCGACCGACATTACCACGTACACATCCCGCGCGCGGCCGTCCGGCTCCGGTCCCGTAACCACCTCGGTCGACACCGTGAGGTCGTGGACCGCCGCCGCGCCGAGATTGCGCGACCCGTGTAGCGCCGCGATGATGTCGGCCTCGAGGTCGTTGCCCGCCGACACCGCCGCGTCGGGGTCGATGCCCCCGGAGACGACGCCCACGAGGTCAACCGCGAGCGTTTGGCCGTACTGCGAAAGGTCGGCACCCGCACCGCTACGGATGTCCTGCCGTGCCCCGAGGTAGAACGCGACGTAGGGCCGGACACGGGACAGCGGCGGGCCGTTCAAATCGACCTGCTCGACCTGCCCCGTAGCCGAAAGGTCGTAGGTGTAGTCTCCGGCGCCGTCGATGCCTTGGAGGATGCCGGTCAGCGCCGTGGCGATGGTGTTGCGATTCGTGGGGCCGCTCATGCCTTACCCTCCCCAGCGATGGACCCCGGCGCCCGGAAAGCGACGTTGAAAGCATCCCCGAGCGTGCCGGGAATCTCGGCGCGGGTGTCCCACCACGCGCGGCGCGCAAAGCCGGTCGCGGGCACCTTGGTTTTTTTGCGGAGCCACCACCGCACGACATCCTCGTCGCCGACCCGCTCTACCAGTGCCGCGAGACCAAAAAATAGGTACTGGAATCGTAGCGGCTCGGGGTAGTCCCGCGGTGATGCGTAGCCCGCGCCCCCGGCGGCCGTTTTGACCTCGGGTGTCGGGATGGCGAGCCACTTGCGCCGAACCGGGCGGATGGTGCCGCCCTGGTCTTGGATGCGGGCATAGATGAGGTTTCGACCGCCCGTGCGCCCGCCCGCCGAGAGGATGGCCGAGAGCGGCGACCCCTGAACCGTGCGGCCGAAGAGCTGCACCTGACCCGATTCGTCGACCGCTGAAACAGTGCGCCCGGTCTGCACGACACGCCCCGCGATGGACCGCCGCAGGGAGCCCGAGCGCGACCGGGGCCGCGTCGTCGCATTCTCCACGGCCCGCGATTGCATCTTGAGGGCGAGGACCGTAGCCCGTCGCTGTAGCACCGCAGCAAGCCGCGGACCCGCAGACGAGCACCGCCGCTCCCACTCCTCCGGCGACAGCCGCTCCACTACGGCACCGCCAGCACGTACCGGGCGAGCATTTCGCGCACCTCGGGGAGTAGCGAAAGCGGCGCGATGGACCGGGAGCCGCCGCCGCGTGTCGAGGTCGAGGTCGACCCCGCGGCGGATGTGTTGGACGTGATGTGCGCTGCCTGTGTGATGGCCGCTTCAGTCAGCACGGGGTGGTCGGCGACCGTGTAGCCCGCGGACGCGATTACCTTGTTGGCCCGCGGAGAGGTCGACCACCCCGCCGTCGCACCCACGAGGAGCTCAAGCCGGCGACCGTCGGCGACGTATTCGGACGCCCCGAGGAGCGTGTCCGCCCCGTAGGTCTGGTCGGGGTCTACGTGCACCGACGTCACCGACAGGACAGGAGGACACGGCAGCACGAGGACGTTTCGGTCATCCCCGGTGCCGATGTCGTAGCGCCCCGGATACATCGTGTAGGCGGCGGCCTCCATCGTGTGGGCGCCGCTGTCCGGGACGGGATGCCCGCAGTAGCGAGCGAACGACGCATCAATCCGGGCGAGGACCACCCCAATCGTCGCGTCGTCTGCGGAGGACAGTCCAGGCACGAGGGCGCGGACCTGTTCGGCCGTTGCGAGTGCCATGTCTCATCCCTCCGCGAGTAGTGCGCGCGTCCGGTCGTCGATGGCTCGCACCACCGACTCCCGAGCCGCCCCGGCAACCTCTCGGTCACGGAGCGGCCCGAGCACACCGTCAAGCGCGCCGGACGCGACACGCTCGACAATGGACCGCGCCCCGCCCGAAAGCGCCCCGAGGGGAGCCACGGGTGCCGGGTAGGTGGCCCGGATGGCGCGGTCGTAGACCATCAGTCGGCCCGCACTCGCTCCAGGGTGACCTGCACCGTGCCCGCGATGGCGACACCGGTACCGGGCTTGGTGATGGCCACCTTGACCGCGCCGCCGTCGGCCACGAGGTTGCTGCCCGCGCCGGACAGTGCGACCGAAGCCACCCCGCCGTCGGAGATGTCGCCCGAGTCGGTGGTGGTGGTCGACACGGTGCCGATGGACGTGCCACCCACGGACGCGGTGAACGTCGCGTAGTTGGTGTCGTTGGCGGTGACGGCGCCGTCGGCCACGAAGTCGACGGCGACCACCTTGGCCTTGCCGCCGGTCCGGTTTGCGCAGAACAAATCGGCGGCGGTGCCAGCGGTGGCGGCGGCGACGGGGATGTAGAGCGCGGAGCTCATGCGTTCGGAGTTCATTGGTACCCCCTCACTTGCTCATGTTGTAGGCGTAGCGCACGGCCTTGTCCGAAGACTTGGTCATGTCCTTGAAGCCGACCCGCTGGCGAGCCCGCAGGTAGGTGCCGCCGATGGTGATATCGTTCTGCAAGGCGACAGTCGCCCCGGCGCGCATGACGTTTCGGAACATGCGGCGGTTGAACACGACGTAGCCGGTGAGGTTGGTCGTGCTGTTGTCGTACACACCGGACGCGTTCAGGTCGGCGGGCATGGCGTCGGTCATCAGGATAGGGTGACCGGCGATGCTCGCGACCTCGCCCGAGGCGATGGGGGCGCGGTTGCCGTAGTCGTTGGCGCTCACGATGCCCGAGAGGTTGACGAAGTTCGTCAGGTAGCCCTCGGGGCTGGTGATGACGGGCATGTCCTGCGGCACCGACCGGGGGCCACCGACGGCGTTGATGTCGGCAAACAGCGTGGTCAGACTGTGCGTCGAGCGGTCCACACCGTTGGAGTCGTCCAGCGCCATCGCGCGAAGACCCTTGAAGGTCCGGCGGTAGTCGATGCTTCCGGCGTCCACCGCACCGAAGTAGCCGCGCAGGTCCCAGTTGGCGAGGTCGTCCTGATGGCTGGCGGCCGTGTCGCCGTTCATGATGCACAGGCGGCGGCCCATGGCGAGCGACATCGAGATAGCCGACCGGATGAACGGGAAGGCGGCCACGATGCTGTCGGCGGCGGCGTCTTCGTGCACCAGCACCATCGAGTACATCGGGCTTGCGGTCAGGGTGAGCTTGTCGGTGTCCACGCTCGACTTGGCCAGCGCGGCCGGGTTGTCACCGACTGCCCCGCCGCCCTTGTAGGGGAACGGGTAGGCGGTGCCCACGGGGAGCTCAACCGATTCGCTGTTGATGGTGATGGTCTCGAACAGTCCGAGAAGGCCGTCCGGGTCGTAGGCTTCCACCTGCCACATCGGCGAGGCGAGGAGCGGTTCCGGGATGAACTCGCCGCCGTTGCCGTTCTGCGAATCCCAGGCGCGACGGATGGGAGCGGGCATCCGCGACCATGCGCGTTGCACGCGGTCCCATGCGGCCTTCTCGCCCTTCACGACGTCCAGGCGGTAGCCCTGGCCGCGGTGGTCGAAGGCGTCCCGGCCGTGGCGGGCGACGGAGAGGACGTACAGCTGCTCGGTGGCGTCGATGAGGTCGCGGTGCACGTCGTTGACGGGCTGGCTCGCGAGCAGACCGGGGGAGTCGGAGCGGAAGCGCTCGGACGCGCCGCCCTCGTGGCCGCGGAGGAAGACCTTGCCGTCGGTGTCGACGAAGCGCTGCACGAGCTCGCGGTCGGTGCCGCCGAGGGTGGCGAGGGGGTCGGCGGCCTTGGCCTTGGCCTCGGCGAGCTCCTGACGCACGGTGCGGAGGTCGTCCGCCATGCGCTTGATTTGCTCGGTCTGCTCGGCGCGGTTGCGCTCGCCCTGCTCGACCTTCTCGGCGAGCTGCTGGGCCTTCTGTGCGGTGGTCGCAGCAAACGCGTTCCACTCGGCCTGTGTGGTGGGCATGATGCCTCCGTTCGGGTGAATGCCCAGCATGGGCGGTCGCCTGCACCTTATCACGGGACCCAGGCGGGTGGGGGTGTCAAGTCCAGGGGAGCCCGGACGAGATGGGAGAGGGGGACCACGGCAGCCCCGAGGGGGCCGACCGCTTGACAGGTTCCGCGTCCGTGGTGCGCAGGCGGGCGGCGCGCGGATTCATCGGCATAGGGGTAGGCGAGCACTCCAACAAACGGGGCAGCGCGTACACGTAGCCCCGGTCTGCATAGCGCGGGTCGTCCTCGGGGAGCGAGGACCGTGCGAGCACCGCCGACGGCCTGAACCCAACGGAGCACGTGCGCAGGGTGCCGGCCTCGAGGAGCGCCGCGACCGTGAGCGACAGCGGGTAGGACTGCACCGGGGTCGGGATGAGGGTACCGCGGAGCACGCCGCCTTCAACCGCGACGTCTTCCCACCGGCCGATGGGGGGCGCGGTGTAGTTGTGGTTGTAGGGTGCCACGGGGTTTGCGATGAACTCGCGGAGGTCCCATCCCTGCTCCACAATGTCGTCGGCGCGGTCGGGCTGCGCGTCGCTCATCACGAAGCGGTAGCCTTGCGGCTTGTCCTCGTCGTCCTCGATGGGCTCGGGTGCGCCGGTCGAGTCGTAGCGGAGGACCGACCGGTAGGCGAGGTCAAGCGGGGACGCCCCCACGGACCCGGCGAGTCGTTGCACGAGGTCGCCGTCGAGGAGCTGCCCGAGGTGAGGCAGCGAGCCCCGCGCGATTGCGTGGACGTCCTCGATGGTGCCGCCGAGCGCGTCCGCCATGCGGGGCACCACCTCGGGAGACAACCCCGCGCGGGAGGCTTGCCCAATCCAGCCGCGGACGACATCGGCGGGGGTACAGGTGACGAGAATCGGCGAAAGTGCGGTATCCATGGTTACCCTCGGATGTCGACCGGGCGGGCAACGCACCGGCAGTTAATGTCCTCTTCGGGGACGTAGAACAGGCCCGGACCGGGGCCGCTTGCCCCGCTCTCGGAGTCGAAAGGCTCGCCGGGTTGGCGCTTCTGGCCGTCGAGCGCGACATGAGTAGGCCTGACGGCATCGTCGCGACTGCTCACCCACTCTTTCATAAACTCGACGCCCAAGTTGGCGGCCTGGTTGAACGCCATCTCCTGCCCCTCCGACACGGTGCGGGCCGTCTCGGTTCGGGCGATGGTGAGGGCACGCGCCGGGCTAAACGACTGGTCGAGGATGATGGCCCGCTGGAGGTCGCCGACGCTTGCCCCCTCGGCGAGCGCAGACCGGACGAGCTTGGCGATGCGGTCTTTCGTGACCTGCTGCACCTGCGTCACCATCTGCGCGATGACCTGTTCGGTCGGGTCCAGCGTCGGGTCAAAGTCGAGATCATCCATGAGGCGGCGCGCCACAAGCGCGTAGGCCCGGCGCACCCCGCGGGCTACCGTCTCATCGTCGAATGCTTCCCGCACCGCAACCAGCTCGGCGTCTGACATCAGGATGGCGCGGAGCTCTTCGTCGGTGACGTCCGCGCGGGTGACCGACCGTTGGCCGCTGAGCACACGGCCTACACGGTCCGCGTAGCGCTGCGCCTGCGCGGGGAAGATGCCCCCCCGGCCTGCGCGCCATTGCGCCCGGATGGCCCGCTCGGTGGGGCGCTGGACGGCATCAAGCCACGCACGCCAGTAGGCGCCGCGGGGAGTTTCGCCGGCTTGCACCTCGAGGGCACGCACCACCGGCCCGCAGACCTCGAGCGTGTAGCGTTTGTCCTGCTCGTCGGCGCGGTCGAGGGCGGCCCGCTTGCGGCGGCTCCAGGCCCGGCCCGAGTCGCCGCCCCACAGGTCCCAAGCGATGCGCAGCGGTCCCACCTTGTCTGATGACGTGTCCCACCGCTCGGTGCCGCGCTGCTTTTGCGCCTCAGACGCGAACCGCTCGAAAAAGGCGAACATGTCCCGCACGTTGTCCGGGTGGATGCGCTCACCCGAGAGGATGCGGTTGGCCATCGCGAGGCCCTTGCGCGTCCCGCCGCGGCGGTGTTTCTCGCGGAGGTCCTTTCCGCGCTTGGCTGCCCGTTTCATCGGCCGGGTTGCCTTGAGGTCGATGTCATCGTACCGGCTTGGCGCCTTGCCGCCGTCGCTGCGGCTGTAGGGCAACCCCGCCGTCATCCGAGCACCGGCCCGAGCATGTCGAGCAGCACCGACAGCTCGGTACGAAGGTCGTCCTCGTCGTCCGGGTCCGCGTCCACGAGCATTGACCGGAGGGCCTGCGCTTGGACTGCGATGTCGGCGCGCGTTTCGTCGTCGGGGGCCTCGTCGTCGGCGCCGTCGTCCGTGGGCTCGGGCTCTGGTGCACCGGGAGCGTCAACCGCAACCCCGAACCCTGCGACCTCGGGCGCGTCGTCAAAGCCCTCGTAGGCGTAAGCATCGGCCGGGGCCATGCCGTTTGCGACGTGGATTTGCACCCGTGCGAGCCGTTCCGCGCGGCCGTCGTCTGTCTCGGGGATGACGTGGCGGATGCGCACGTCGGGGAACCCAAGGCGCCGGGCAAGGTCGGTCAGCGCGTCATCAAGCAACGAAGCGAGCGGGGCGAGCGTGTCCGTGATGAAGGTTTTGCGCTCCATCTCCGCGGTCGCGTAGTTGGCTGACTGGAGCCCGAGGAGCGTGGGGGGCACGCCCGTAACCGCGACCACGACAGACCGGGCGTATTCGCGGGCCTCAATGCCTCCGAGGTCGCCGATGGTCCAGTCGATGGCCTCAAACTGGCCCGCACCGGACATGACCGCGACCCCGCCCGTCTGCTCGCGCAGGATGCGGTCAATCTGCGTCTGCATGTCCCGGACTTGCGGACGGCCCCAGGTCTGTTTCGGGTCGCGGGGCACGTAGGCGGCATCCGGTCGACCTCGTGCCGACTTCCGCGCCATCTGCGCGGCGAGCGCGACGTCTGCGGCGATGTCGCGATCCATCGGCTGGACCTCGCCGGTCCCATACAGCCGGAACAGACCCGTCCCCGCCGATGCGTACTTGATGTGGCCGATGACGTCCGGGGAGTAGTTGACCGTGACGCCCTGTTGGTCGTACACGTAGGCAAGCGGCGACCCGTCATGCCCTGGTGTGATGGTGACCCGTGCGGGCTCGAGGAGCAGGAGCGCCGCCGGGGCGGTGCCGGGGACCGACCACCCCGCGGGGAGCACGTAGGCATTCCCGGCCGGGAGCAGGTCGGTGGCGAGCTGGACCCGGAACTGTAGGGCCGTCTGTGAGGTGTTCGGCTTGTGGAGGAGCGCGGAGAGCGGGTGGTCCTCGGCTGGCTCCCAGCCGTCGGAGCCTTGCCGCTGGACCTGGAGCGGCAGCGCGGCGAGCTTGCTTGCCCGGATGGCGACCGCGCGCCAATACCACGGGTTCGCGATGAGCGCAGACGCGGCGCGTTTCGGGTCGTAGGGGACCGGGACGGCCTCGGCCATCGCAAAGTCGGACCCCGCCACGAACGCGTCTTCGTCCCGAGGGGGCTCGGTTGTCACGACCGACAGTGCCCGCAGGACGCGGACCGGGAGCGAGAGACGGGCGATGGGGCTTGACATGGGAGCACACTATCACGTAGGGGCGCGGGTGCGCTACGACTCCTCATCCGGGGCGTCGGTATCCCACGCGAGCAGACGTAGCCGTCGGGCCTCCATCACGAGGTAGCGGAGCGCGTCCCATGCGTGGTCAGGCCCGGCTACCTCAGTCTCTCGGTGGACCGTGAGCTGCGAGCGCTTGCCCGCCGTCGGGTCTTTCCAGGCGAGCTCCCGCAGCTCGACCCGGAGCGGTGCTGTGCTCGGGTGGTCATGGATGACGAGACCGGGGCGGCCGTCCTGCACCTCAAGCAAGCGGTCGAGCGCTTGGAACCCCTCGCGCCGGGCCTTGTTTGCGGGGATGGTCGGCAGTCCGAGGGCCGCCCACCGGTCGCGCGCGTCCGCGTCCGCCGGGTCGGCTGCACGGGCGTAGGGTTCGGGAAGTCGGCGCCCGGTGCCGTCGCACGTCCCGCATTGCTCGGCACGCATGAATCTCCGGTCCCACCACCGGTCGGCGGGCCAGTCCTCGGGCCCGGGCCAACAATCGGGGCACGACTCGTGCCGCAGGACCGCGTACACGTGCGCGTCGGTGCCGACCTTCGCCTGATAGCGGACGCGGAGGATGTGCAAGGTCCCGCGCGGGTCGACCGCGCCCCAAATGTACGCGAACGGCGCCCGGAATCCGAAGTCGGCGCCATCGACTCGGGGCCAATCGGCCATCTCGGCGTCGGGTAGTGCCTCGATGACGTGGACGGCCTCGTCGTAGGTGGGATGCACCAGCCCCTCGAGCTGCACGAACTCCGCGAACCGACGCACGCGCCTCTCACGCTCGGTCATCGACCCGAGCCACCGGGCCATGGCGTCGCCGTCAATCATCGGGTTGTCAGTCGGGTCGAGCCTGTAGACCTCAACCTCACCCGCTGCCCGCGGAGGGTCGCGGAACAGGATGTCCACCACCGCAGCCGACTTGCCCCGCGTCGGGGTGAACGTCCCGAGCCACCGGCCGCCCTGGTCTGCAACGGCGCGCACCTGTTCGCGGAGCACTTCCACGTCTCCGTGGTCTTCGTCGTTGTGGACGAGAGGCGAGGACGTCCCCTGCCACCGCTTGCTTGCATCGGCGCCGGAGGTGGTTTTGAAGAGGATGGACCCCGGTAGCCCGAGCCCCGACCCCGGCATCCACGCGGCGGCCGTCTGCGCCGCGAATCGAGCCGACCACGCCCAATCCGAGGGCAAGAGCGTGTCGTAGATGGGCCGCAGGTAGTCCCGGCTGTCGTCGTTGGTGATGGAACCGGCGAGCACGAGGGCCGGCGCCGCCTGGAGTCGACCGGCCCCGAGACCGTTGCGCCGCAGGAACTCCCGCACGTCGGGGTGGTCGGCACCCATGGCCGTTATTGCACCGCAGACCGACCCGCTCCACGACTTGCTCGACCGGTTGCCGCCGAGGGCCACGAAGTACAGCGCCGAGGACTCGAGGAACCGCCGCAAGAGCTCCCGCTGGCTTGTCCGCTCCTCTTCGACCCCGCAGGCCGGACACCGGTGCACGCCGCCGCCCGTGTGCTCCATCGACACCCCGTGCATGGGCTGCTCATCATGGGGGCCGGTCCGCCCGCACGGCTTGCCGGCGACGTTGCCGAGTCGGCCATCCGCGAGGCGGGGCCACGTCGGGTCCGAACAAGTCCGGCACTCGGGCCTCCACAGCTCGACAAAGCGCAGCGGGTGCCCCGCGTGTTCCTTGCGCTGCGCGACCTCGTGGGCCACGAGACGTCGGCACACGTCCATCATCTCGGGGCGCACGTCGCACCCGTGCCGCACGACGTACAGCGCCCATCGGAGGCGGTCGTAGTAGGACGCCCACGCGGGTGGGCTCGGTGGGGCGTCGGGTCGAGACACGAGCCGCAGCCCTATGTCCACGAGCAGAGCCCCATACCTGCCGCGTAGCCGTCCCGATGCCCGAGGGTGTACCCGAGGGCTCCCACGCCACCGGCGAGCAGCACAGCGGCGAGCAGCGCCGCTACAACCGCCCCCCACACGAGGCGCGTCAAGCGGTCGGGGTCCACCCGAAGTGGCGCGTTCATTCGCCACCCCCGGCGAGCATCGCGGCGAGCTCGTCCGAGGGGTCGACCGTCACGCTACCCGAGGCGCGGACGTCGGCGGACAGCTCCATGCGTTCGGCCTTGGGCAGGCCCGCGCGGTCCAATAGGGTCTGCGCAGCGGACAAGGCGATGCGCTCATCTTCCGAGCCAATGAGAGCATGGATACGGGTCGCCGCGTCCGTGACCCCCATCCGCAGGCGAGCACGGGCAGACCGGTGCGCGTCATCGAGGAGGGCAGCCACAAGCGCCGGATACGCGGGGTTGTCCCGCCACCGGTAGAGGGTCTTCCGGTTCACACCGACCGCCTCCGCGATTTCGCGCATGACCACGCCTTGGGCCTCCATGCGTGCCGCTTGAATCTGGCGCTCGTCCAATGGGGCGTCTTGTGGCATGATTCAGCCCTCCTCGTGCAGTCTATCACGCTCGCACCGCATCGGCTCACCCCCACCCATCAGGACGGCCACCGTCCGCATTGACCTCGAGGGGCACCGGCCGTTCCCGGTCCATCCAGCACCCGACCGCCCTTGCCGTGTCGTACCGGTCCCGCGGTCCGCCGGGTGTCGCCGTCCGCATCCGTGCCGAGCACTCGCCGTCCCCGGTCGAGCCGCAGACCACGCAGGGCCCTCGCCCTTGCTCCGCTCCGATGTGCCCGTGTCCTGCCATGTCGTCCTCCGTGTGTGATTTC